CACACTGGGCGCGGATGGCCTGGATGTGGTCGACCAGATCGAACAGGCCGCCGACCTCACCGCCGGAGGAATCCACATCCAGCAGAATGGCGCGGATGCCAGGATCGGTGGCCGCCGCCTCGATGGACTCGGCGATGTCGGAATAGGCGGTCAGGCCGCTGGCTGCGCCGAGATAACCCGACCGGGCCACCAGGGTGCCGATCACCGGCACGATGGCGATGCCGTCGGGCGTCACCGCCATTTCGGCGGACGGAACCGCATCGCTGTCGAAAGAGATGGCCTGTCGGGCCAGCCGGGGACCAAGGGCTCCCAGGATCACGTCCAGCTTGGCGCGGGCAACCAGCAGCGGCGTCCCGTACAGACGGGCCGCGATATGAGGCAGATCGTGCATGGCGGTCCTTATTGTGTCGGTGCGGACGGCGTGGGCATGGTGCCGAGAACCAACCCCAACCGCTGTTCGCGGGCCTTGTCGGCGGCGATTTCGGCATCCACCTGCTCGGCATCGAAGCCGCGCTCGGCCAGAGCCTGGGTGCGGCTCTTGAGGCCCGCCTCGATCTGCTCGATCTCGGCGCGGGCATCCTTCAGCGGATCGACCCAATCCCATTTCGGCGGCAGCCAGGAACAGGCGATGAAACCGGCCCGCTTCGGCTCATAGCCCTTGATGACCAGGGCGCCTGCCATCACGGCGGTGTCCATCCAGCGCTGCCAGACGGCGCGGCAAAGCTGGTAGACCATGACGGCGTGCTGCCAGGCGTCGATGCGGCGGCGGAACTCCAGCAACGCGAGGCGCGAGTTGGAGTAATTGGCCTTCAGCATGTCGTTGGACAGGTAGGCGTAGGGCACCCCCAGGGCGGCGGCGATCTGCAACAGGGTGCGGTACTGGAACGCCTCGTAGGAGCCTCCCACATCGGCGGGGGCCGAGGTCTGGATCTCCTCGCCCGGTTCCAGCATCACCACCTGTCCGGGCTGGACGTCCATCACCCGGTCGCCGTTCCCCCCGTCCTCGGCAATATCGAACGGCTCGCCTGGACTCGGCGTGGTGACGAACAGCGCATACATGGCCGCCACCTTCTTGCGGTCCAGTTCGGCGTCGTCGTACTGGTCGAGCAGGAACAGCTTCACGATGGCCGGGGCGAAGTGCGACACGCCGCGCAACTGCCCGGCATCCACCGGGTCCATCACATGGATGATCTCGGACGCCGGGATGCGGACGGTTTCACCCACCATGCCGGGATCGGTGCAGTCGCCGGGATGGCGGCGCAGGAAGTGATAGGCGACGCGTCTGCCGATGCGATCGAACTCGATGCCCTGGCGGATGACATTGCCGCCGGGCAGGGTCTGGTTCCGGGTCAGCGGCAGCATTTCCGACGGCAGCATCTGCAATTGCAGCGGCACCGACAGGCCGTCCTCGGGTCGGCGCGGACGGAAGCGGAAGAACACCTCGCCTGCGATGAACACTTCCCGTGCCGCTCGGCGCTGCTGTCCGTAGAAATCGGTCAGCCCCTCGGCATCGGATTCGTCGGTCCAGGCCAGCCACAGCTTCTGCACCGCCGCCTTCAGGGGAGCGTCGGCGATCAGCGAGGACGGCTTGATGCCGGCCCCCACCACATTGCCCGCCCAGCTTTCGATGGCGTTGGCGGCATAGCCGTTGTTGCGGACCAGATGGCGGGCGCGTGCCGTGATGTCCGAGCCGGCAGCGGCGATCAGGGTGTTGAGATGGGCGCGGCTGGGCTGGAAGCCCTTGAGGCGACGGTTGCTCATGCCCGCCTCAAAGCCGCCGATGTAGGCACCCACCTTGCGGCGCAGGGCCGACAACATGGTCACAGCCCCTTGCTGGCCACGGTCAGGATACGGCGACGACGGCCCTTGCCCTCGGCCAGGGCGATACGGCGGTCGAGATCGGCCAGCACCTGATTGGCCTGGGTCAGGTCGTACTGGACCGTGCGGTCGCCCACGGTGACGCGGGCGACCAGCGAGTTGCGCCGCGCCATCACGCGCTCGCGCTCGGCCTTCAGTTCGTCCAAGGTCATGATCAGCCCATATAGCTGGAATGAAAAACCCGCCGGGAGCGGCGGGTCTGGGGTCGGCGGATCTGGCCCGCCTGGGGTTCTTCGGTTTGGGCCAACTCGGATATGGCCAGTTGTGCCTCCAGATCTCGCCATTTGGCCTCGGGCCAGCGGTCGGCACCGACGATCCAGGCGGCGGCGCGGGCATAGACCCGGCAATCCAGCGCCTCGTTGCGCTCCCTGAGCTTCTGCCATTCCAGCTTGGTGAAACCGCGGCGGTTCTTTACCGTCACCAGTTGCTCGGCGACGAATTGCTTGCACCACTCGGACTCGGCCCACGATGGCAGATGCACCGTTCCGGCCGGGAAACGGACGCCAGTCGCCAATTCCTCGTCGGTGGGGCGCCCGAGTCGCAGGAAGCGGTAGGTCTCCGACTTGAAGGTGGAGACCGCCACGATCCACAGCCTTGCGCCGCGGCGGATCTTCTTGCCGCCCTCGGTGGCGTCCACATAGGTGGGGCCGGACACCGGGCTGGAGCGGTTGAAGCCCTCGACGCCCTTGACCGGCGATACGCTGGCGACGCCCATCTTGCGGCCCCAGGCATAAACCGCCGAAGCCTCGTAGCCGCTGTCGATGGCGAGGCGGGCGATCTTCAGGGCGGCGCCGCTGGTGTGCTGCCAGGTGCGACCGAGCACCTCTTCCAAGCTCGCCCAGGTTTCGGCCCTCTCTGGGCCACCCTCGATAACGATGTGGTCGATCAGCCAGCTTTCGAGGCCACGGCCCCAGGCCCAGACGTCGATCTCGACGCGGTCCTTCTGGACGTCGGCCCCGGCAGTGAGGAACAGCCCGCCCGCCGGGACCGTACCGTTGCTCCAGGTTTCCCTGCGGTCGTACAGACGCTGCCAGTCGGGGGCCTCGCCGGTCTCCACCCAGGTTTCTCCCAGCACGGTGTTCTTGAACACCCGGAGCGCATCGTCATTGCCCAGGGCGGCTTCCCACAGGCGGACGATGTCCCGCCACGACTGCCAGCCCGGCGGCGAATACAGCGCCGAGATGTGAAAGCCGATGGTGCCGGGATCAGAGGCAATGGCGGTGGCCCGCCACTCGCCTGCCGCCAACATGCCCCCCTTATGGTGCTCGGCGATGTCCTGGTCGCAGAATTCGCAGACGTAACGGACGCTGCCCGGCTGGCCCTTGTCCCAGCGCAGCCGCTCGAATCTCAGCCACTGCATGGTCCCGCAATGGGGGCACGGCACGAAGAAGCGGCGCTGGTCGGACGCCTCGTATTCCCGCTCGATCCGCGACATCCCTCGGATGGTGGGCGTCGAGGCCAGGAACGCTTTCCGCCGGTGGGCGAAGGTCAACGAGCGGGCCTCGGCCAAGCCGACCGGGTCGCCTTCCTCGTCGGCGGAGGCCGGATAGGCATCCACCTCGTCCAGAAACAGGTAGCGGGCCGGCATGGAGCGCAGGCCCACCGCACTGTTGGCCCCGGTCAGCACCAAGGTGCCGCCGGGAAAGTCCTTCGACAGCATGGTGTTGCCGGCGTCGCGCGACCGGGCCGGTTTGACCCGTTCCCGGATGGCCGGGCTTTCATCGATCAGCGGGTCGATGCGCTGGCGGGACGCCCGTTTCGCCATCTCCACCGTGGGCTGGACGCAGAGCATCGGCCCCGGCGCGTGATGGATGACGAAGCCGATGAAGCAACAGCCCGCCTCGGTGGCCCCCACCTGCGCCGCCTTCATGAACACCACCCGCTGCACCGGGCTGGTGGGCGACAACGCATCCATGATGTCGCGCATATAGGGCGTGCGGGCCGTCCGATAGCGGCCCGGTTCCGCCGAGGCGCGGCTCGACAGCATGCGGTGCTGATCGGCCCATTGGGATACGGTCAGGCGCGGATCGGGGCGCATCCCGTCCTGCCATGCCAGCAGCACAGCATCGGCCCCACGGAACCCAAACGCGTCATCGGAAGTTCGGCTCGATGGCGGCGAGTTCGTCGAGATGGGCGTGGACATGGGCTTCCAGCAGGGTCTGCATCACATGCGGGTCGATGCCGATCTCCGCGGCCATCTGCCCGGCGACCCGCGCCGGCCAAGTGATCCAGGAATCGCGTTCCTGCCGGGCCAACTTGAACACCAGGGCGGTGGCCCGCGCCCGATCGACCACCTCTTCCTTGAGGCGATCCACCTGGATGCGGGCTTTCTGGGCCTTGGCGACTTCATGGGCGGTGC